AAAACATAGTTAAAAAAGAAAAAATATCTTACATGGACGCCATCATACATTTATGTGAAGAAAAAGATTTAGATCCAGGTAAAGTAAACTCATTTATCAATAAACAGATAAAAGAAAAATTGAAAGTTGAAGCGATGAACTTAAACATGTTAAACATACCAAAACAAGGCTCGCTACCAGTATAGAATGCATGACGGATTTGACGTATTTAAAACATATCTAGGAATAAAACTTCATTTTACCACCGACTATGATTATATAGACTACGGTGGTAAAGTGAACTGTAAACTAGAGACATTTACAAAAAGAAACGATAGATATTTCTTTCACAAGTTAAGTAAGCAATACGATAAATATGAGATAGTAGACTTTTTTGTTTCAAATTTTTTAGACAATGATAAACAATGGGTCGGTAACTTATTACAAAAAGATGGAAAACAAGTTTATCTCAATTATAAAAAGTACAAAGATGGTATTAGTTACCATTTTAGAAACGATATGTTATTGGTTAGCAATGACTTTATTTCTAGGTCTATTCGTTTTGATGATGGCTTGGGCTCTAGTGATGGTCAGCATCCACGACTTTTACGATTATATATTCAGAAAAAAATAAGCCATCAATCAATGGTGATTCTAGATTACCATTTAAATTTCATAAAACAATGGGACAAACAGATTACCGAAAAGTTTGTATGGCCAGTACTATCAAAAAGACTTAAAAAGTACAGAAAATTCGCAAAATTCAACGAAACCGAGACTAAATTAACGTTAAAAGACGTGTTTGTTCGCTGAATGTTCTGGTACAAATAACTTGCCATTTTGACGTTTTTCTGATATATTATACGTATATTTGAAAGGGAAAACACTATGAAAAAACTACTAATCACAGCAATACTAGTTAACACACTAATTCTGTTAACTTTATCTAACATCGCTAAGGCAAATCACAAAGGTACTGAACATATATTTAATGGTATTTCATTTTCAGCAAAAGGTTCTGAAAACTACCAAGTTTTAGAAACAGATTTAGTTGAAAACAAATTATCAAAATTTGTAGACAAACAATTAGAAAATCAAGACAAGACAGGTTTAGCTTCTTATATTCTTTATACAGATGGTAAAATTGTAATTAATAAATCTAACTGGAATGATGAGATTATAAAGAACAAAGGTTTGTTAAGGTCTAATTCTATGGGTAAGAGTTTGATTGCATACGTGACAGGTCATGCTGTTTGTAAATATGGTTTGAACTTAAATAAAAAATTAGATGATTGGGTAGTTATTGATAATACTTTATATGAAGATAATACATTATTACAAGTTTTAAATATGACTTCAGGTGATCACAATATAGTTGGTGAAAAGAACTTTAGAGGTGATGGTTATATCAAAGGTGAAAAACATAAACATGTTAATAGTAAAACAGTTGCTTGGAATATGCAGTATTTCAAAAATACAAATAAAGAAAAAGAAAATTCTCCATACAATTATAGTGCGTTGTCAACTATGGTTGCTATCAATTATGTAATACACAAAATTGGTGTTGATAATTATGAGAAGTTTTTAACAGAGATATTTACAGATCATGTTGGTGTAAAAGATACAGTACACTTTCAAAAAATATCTTGGTCAAAACAAGATAACGATAAAGGTAATAGCAGATATACATTTTTTGCTACTGCTGAGGATTACATTAGAATAGCTAACACACTAGTTAAAGATTACAATTCTGATACATGTATTGGTGATTATTTAAGAACTATATACGAGAACAGAGTAAATAAAAATCATAAAGACTATGCTTCTAAAGGTGTAGCCGCTTATACAAAACAATATGGTGGTCAGTTTCATATGGGTTTAATTGGTATGAAAGACAGAGTTATATTTGGTTTAGATGGTGCAGGTGGTCAACAAATAGTTATTGATATGAATAGTGGTACAGTAATATATGTTGGTTCACTTGACAAACATTATAACTGGAAGAAGATAGTATACAACGTAATGAAGAAAGGACTTTAATGACATTAGGATACGGACTTGGCATGTTGCTTATGGGTATGATTGCAATATTAATAGGAGCTCTTTGTACCTGGTATGTTATTAATAAAGTAGTAATAAAAGATGACGAACAACGGAATGTGGGAAGATATGAAGACAATTGAAAATCTTAAAAAGAAAATAAAAGTAATGAAATCAAAAGAGACAGAATCTAAAATCAAAGTGCCAGAAAAGACATTAACAAAGGTTACACCTTTACATGATTTTTCTTGGTATCTAAAATGGTTATCATGTATCTTAATATTATCAGCGGTATGTTTCAGAGCCAGTGGTGGTCAGTTTCATATGTTTGATTTATATTTTAGTTTAGCAGGTACACTTGGTTGGTTATGGGTAGGTATATTATGGCATGACCGTGCATTGATGGTTTTAAATTCAGGATTAGCAATAGTATTATTAACAGGTATTTTAAGAACTTATGTCTAAAGTATTTGTAGTAGCAAACGGCGAAAGTCGTAAAGGGTATGATCTATCTAAATTGAAAGGCAAAGGCCGTATATACGGTTGTAATGCTTTGTATAGAGATTTTACACCAGATGTTTTAGTTTGTGTTGATCAGGCTATATCACATGAAGTTTATAATAGTGGTTATTGTCAAGAGAACGAAACTTATTTTAGAAACTGGACAAGATTACCTGGTATGTTATATGAGTCTATGATAAATGCAGGTGCAGGTATAACTGCCGATGAAATGAAGATAGTTAAAGAAGAAAAACTAATTAATGAAAATGAACGTGGCGATTGTCAAGAGTTTGTAATGCATGGGTCAAATATATCTGGTGCAGTTAAGGTATTGAAACAGAATAAAAGTATTGAATCTAAAAATGTAAATCATACTGCCATTGATGTAAGTTGGTGTACTATCAATAGTAAAGAACAATCACTTGACGATGTAATGAAACCTAGAGATTGGGGTTGGTCTTCTGGTACTACAGCGGCTGCCTTGGCGATATTAAACGAGACACAACCAAAGGCAGATAATCCAGATGAGACGATTAGTTTAGAGGTCTATTTGATTGGCCATGATCTAGGAAGTAATACAGACAAGATTAATAATTTATACAAAGATACCAAATACTATGGTCTAAAAGAACAACAACAAGTACCACCAACAAACTGGATAGGTCAATTGACTAAACTGATAAAAGACAATCCATCGGTGACTTTCTATAAAGTCAATCCAAAGGCTGATGATGGTAGCGATTATGTCAATAGTAAGATAAAAGAGTGGGAAGGCTGTAAAAATGTCTTCTATATTGACTATCCTACTATGGAAACATTGACAGCGTAGGAACATTGACAAATTAGCGTAAATATGGTATATTAGAGGTTATGAGTATCAAAAGGAAGATAAAACAAAAACCAAATAAACAAGTTATTAAGATAAACAACTATATCAGATATTGGGATCAAAGTGTAGATAACGGACACAACTTTTCAGTAGCGATGACAGATGGTTCTATTTTAGAAATTGAAATGCGTTGGCCTAAAGGCGAAGACAGATTAAATAAACCTGGTAGAGCTCATAATAACACGTATAAATAATAATGATACCGAATATACAGGTAACACAAATACAATATACAAATAATATAGGAGAAAAATAATATGGATTTTGAAGCATTAAAATCATCATCAAGTGGCTTTGACAAACTAACTAAAGCTCTTGAAACAAACCTCAATCCTGAGGATCAATCAAACAAAAACAAATACCAAGATGACAGGTTCTGGAAACCAGAACTAGATAAAACTGGTAATGGCTATGCTGTTATTAGATTTTTACCTGCTATTGAGGGAGAAGAACTGCCATGGCAACGTGTGTGGTCTCATGCCTTCCAAGATAAGGGTGGTTGGTATATTGAAAACTCATTAACAACATTAAGTCAAAAAGATCCTGTGTCAGAGGAAAACACAAGATTGTGGAATACTGGTGTTGATAGTGATAAAGAAATTGCTAGAAAGAGAAAAAGAAAATTATCTTATTACTCAAATATTCTAGTAGTATCTGATCCTAAACATCCAGAGAATGAGGGTAAAACTTTCTTGTTTAAATTTGGTAAGAAAATCTTTGATAAGATTACTGAAGCAATGCAACCAGCATTTGAAGACGAGAAGCCAATTAACCCATTTGATTTTTGGAAAGGTGCAAACTTTAAACTGAAAATCAGAAAAGTAGATGGTTATTGGAACTACGATAAATCTGAATTTGAGGCAGTGTCGGCTATCGCTGACGGTGATGACAAGATTAAAGAAATCTGGTCAAAACAATATCCTCTAAAACCATTCTTGGCACCTGATAATTTCAAGTCCTATGATGAACTCAAAGAGAAACTGAATAGGGTTATATCGGGTACGAGAAGCACTAAAACTGTTGAGAGTGACGAGCTCCCGCCAGCACAATCAGCACCTAGTGTAAAAAGTATGGAAAGTACAAGTCCAGCTAGTGACGATGACGACACGTTATCTTACTTTAGTAAATTAGCTGAAGACGAATAATCCTAAACCGTTCCCTCCGTTTAGACAACATACTTTAAAGGGCTACTAGAAATAGTAGCCCTTTTTTCGTTATAAATATACCGTATGGCAGTAAGTATACTAGATACATTAGTTGATAAGGCTGATGGCGCAACTAAATCGGCGTCATGGTACAGACGTGCTGTAGGGTCTATTGCAGACAGAATAACAGCCAGAAAACTAATTAGGCAGAATAAATTGATTGGTAGACCAAGTGTTGGTAGATTAAATCTCTTTGTTTATGATCCTAAATATAAACAGACATTGCCATACTACGATGTGTTTCCTCTAGTTTTACCACTAGAGACAATAAAGGGTGGTTTTGCAGGTATTAATTTTCATTATCTGCCACCAAACCAACGATTTACTTTATTAACACAATTACAAAGATTTAACGTACAAGGTGGCAAGGTAAATAGTAGTAATAGATTTGACG